AATTTAATTCATAGTGTTTTTTAATTTCACTTATTAAATTATATTTTTGCCTTTTTAAAGTACTTCTATTTAAATTTTGGGAAGATTCTAATAAAGAAGATAAGACTAAATTAGCTTTAGCCTCTGTTAAATTAGAATTTTTAGATAATTGCTCGTACAATTTATATTCTCTTCCTAATTCTGTTTTAACAAAATATTCTTTAAGTATTTTTCTTGCTGGGGAATTAATACCCTCTAAAGTATCAGAGGTAATTTGACGTACTAATAGCTCAAAAAGGATACCTGAATTCCTATACTTTGAATGTTTTATGTTCATTCTATCAAATTTGGTTTATTTATAAATATATCAAAATATTTTATTCTTCCATTCCCTTCAACTGGGATTCGTCTAGTAAATCCTTTTTGTTGTTTTTCTTTTCAAAAACTAATTGTTTTTCTGTTTTAGGGGGTCTAGGTATTTTTTTAAGCATGTTTTTTGTTTCCAAAGCTAATGGAGAACCGCCCTTAAATTTAGGTCTTATTCTACTAGATTCATTATCATCATTTTTCATTCCTTTTCTACCTAATGGGTCTTTTCCAAAAGCATTATCTTGAGTACCTCTATCTGTTTTTTTCTTTTGAGGTCTTCCTAATACATTTTTTTCATCATACCCATCAGGAACATTTCCTGGGTCAGATTGTGTTCTTCCCATTCCATATAAAGAAGCTAAATCATGAGGTGTACCATAAGATTTACCTGTTTCTTTAGGATCATTCCCTTCATTTTCAATTTGAGCTAATCTAAATTTACGTTCAGCATCTTTCTTAACTAAATCTCTATATTCATCATATTCATCTTCACTAAAATGGAATATATTTTCATATATCCAATCTGATGGAATTATTTGACTATCTATCATTGATTGAGCTAATGTCATTTTTTCTGTCATTAATGCTACTCTTTCTTGATCGTATATAATAGAAGGAGTAGTCATTGATAGATCAAAATTAGTTAAACTTTCATCTTTATAACCTTGAGTATATAAATGTACTAATGCTATTTTTTGTAATTCAGATACAATAATTCTTTGAATTCTTTCTATTGTACGAGCAAATCTAATATCTTGAGCTGCTAATGTAGCTTTACCTTCTACTTCACCTTCATACCCCATAAATGCTTTAGGAACTTTTAAAGCAGCAAATAATTTTTCTCTTAAATATTCTACATCAGCAATACCATCATATTGTAATCCAGGTGTAGTATCTATTTTAGTTGCTGTATCATTTCCTCTAACAGGTATATAAAAATCTTCTAACATGTTTTGCATGTTATATTTTAAGTTATATTCTCCTGTTTTTTCATCCAAATAAGGAGTACGTTTCATTTTTGAAATAGTCTTTTGCATAAAGTTTTCTACTTCAGCAGGAGGAATATTTCCTACGTTGATGTAATAGATGCGCTTTTCAGGTGCTCTTGCTATTCTATGTATGAGCATAGCATCTTCCATTAGAGTGTACTGTTTAAACAACTTACGTGCTGGTTCTATGTAGGATCTGCCATATGGAAGGAAGTTTGTATCTGTTAATAATCTGAAGTGAGCCATTTCATAATTATCAAATATAATAGAATTTTGATTTATGTCACTTGCATTAGGAACATTATAATAACCATAACCACCTGCTGATAAACCATTAGGATCAAATGCATATTGTATATCACCAGGATTATTTGGATCCTGACCTTCTAATCTTTCAATATGGAAAGCATTATATGGTATAACATTATAAACACCAAATTTTTCTGCAATTTCCATTTTTAAGAAAAAATCTCCATACTTACACATGTTTCTAATCCAAGGCCAAAGATTAAATTCTACATTTAAAACATCATAAAATAAATTGTATAGGATTTTTTGAATATTTTCATCTGCAGATCTAATTTGGAGTACTTCTCCCATATCATTTTTAAGAGTACTTTCATCAGCAATAATATCTAAAGCAGAAGCTATAATAGCATCTGTATCCATAGCATCATATTCTGAATATAATTGGGGTCTTAATGTTTGATAATTAAAATTGTTTTGATATCCATATAAAGAAGTAGGTGAGGTAGAATATACTCTATTAAACCTATCTACTAATGAATTTGTTTGGTACTCACCTGAGGATTGTATTTTGTTTATATCTACAACTCTAAGTTGATTGCCTCCTTGATTTCGTATTACGACATCGGTTGAAAACAACCTTTTTAGTCTTGAAAATAATCTTGTATCTGCCATTGTTATATCCTTATATTATATAAATATTACAGAAGCCAACGAATGTCTTCTTCTCCATTAGAGTAGGGATTATCTATTTTCCAAGGATTTTGATCCTTATTAGATTTATACACTCCTGTGTAGGAACTATTATTTTTAGCTATACTATTAAGCATACTTTTAGTTAAATCTACTCCATGTTGTTTAAATTTAAATGCAGTGTCTCTCATATATTGACCTATTGCAAAACTCATTACTAAATCATCATTATAACCTTGTTGTGCTTCAGGTCTACCATTTCTCCAAATAAACGTTCTCATTTCTTCTAATAATCTTTTAGAATAAAATGTAACACCTTTATCAGATATTGACTCTTGAAACTTACTTATAACCATAGGTCTTGTTCTTGATGACATTGTAAATCCAGGTACCATTTTTGAAGTATCCATATATCTATCAAAATACGAATCAGCTCTTACTTCTCCACTTTTAGGTGAATAATAAAGATTATCATATCCTCTATCTATTATTGTTTGTATTGTTGCCCATCCTATACTTGCATTCTCAGGTACTAATAAAGCATTGTTATATTCAGTTGCTATACCTACTAATAAATGTCCATATTCTTTAGTGCCTAATTGTCCTTTATATTCTGCAACTTGTACATTACTTTCTACATCTATAATATGAAATGCAGAATAATCTTTTCCATCTCCTCTAGCTACATCAGCTATAACCATATAATCTCTTGAGTAATCACATGGTTCCCAAACCCATAAATTACGATCTGTTCCTCGCCTTTCCAAAGGTTCTTTAATATAAGTTTTTTCATAAAACTCCATATATTCGGGATAAAACACAACATCACCTGAGGTGCTAAAATCACAATCACATTCTTGTGCTGCCATTCTAGGATCACCTAGTAATTCATCTTGTCTTTTTCTCCATGCTTCATCTCGTTCAGGATGAACAAACCAAGGTAATCTAATAGGTAAAAAGTCATTTTCTTTATTTTCTGCTCTAACCCATGTTTGATGAAACCAATTTCCAGTACCATAAGGAGTAGATAATGCTATACAACCACCCCCAGTAGCTAATGTTTGTTGTGCCGAAGCCCAAATTTCACCTATATTTTCAATAAATGCTGCTTCATCTATTAGTAGTAAAGATACTGCTTCTGATCTACCTGCATCTGAAGCAGCTGAAGTAGCTTTAATTTGTGAACCGTTTTTTAAACGTAAATTTAATTTATTATTTTCTGAAGCGTCTACTTTAAGCCATGAAGGTAAATTTTCATACATAAATTTTACCTTAGTAACCATGTTTTTAGCTGTTTCTTGTTTTGTTGCTATACAAAGTATATTTTTATCTTTGTGAAATATCATTAGCCATAAACTAAAACCTGCTACTAAAGTTGAAATACCTAACTGTCTTGCCTTTAAAACTATAGAATAAGGATTATCCTGAAATAATTTTAATACTTTTTCTTGAAATGGAAATAGTGAAAATTGAATTCTACCCCTTTGAGGGTGTTGAATAAAACAGTATTTTTTCATAAAGTGTATCGGGTCAGAAGCACATTTAAGATATTCTTGTCTTATTATTTTTTTTATATCACTCATAACAATGCTAAGAGGGTAAGTATAGGTAAAAGTATAGACCCAGAAAAGCCTAGTATTTTTTGGAATTTTTGTTTTCTAATTTCTTTTTTTTGTTGGTCAATAGTATCATTTTTATATGCAATTACTTTATTACTATTGTCTAATAATGTTTGAAAATTTTCAAGTTGTAATTCTTGGTTTTGAGATTTTTGAGTTAGTTTTGTTATAACATCTTTTTGTAATGAAATAGTATTAGTATTTAAACTATCTTTTTCTTTATAAACTGTTAATAAACTGTCAGCAATTTCATACTCTAGCAAATCATTTAAAATAATTCTAGCGTCTTCAAGATGCATTATTACCAAAGTATCTCCGTTACTGTTAATTGTTTCCTTTACCTCTCCTCTTGAGATAACTTGAGAATGTATTGGTAATATCATCACTATCCATATTATTAATGATAGTAGATACTTCATTTCTTTTGTTTTCTAAAATTTCTAATTTATTTTCAGTTTCTTTTAAAGCAACTTTAGTGCTGTCTATAGCATATAATATAACATTAATTTCTTTTTGTAACTTAGTATTAATAAAATTTATACTATCATTTGATAATAATAACTGTTGATTTTGTTGTTTTAATAAGTTTATTTCATTCTCATAAGTTTCTATAGGTTTAGAAGGTCGAAATATAAAACTTAAAATAAGGGCAACAGCAAGTATTAATATGAAAACCGTTTGTATGTTTTTAAAGAGACTTTTCAAGTTTTTTCTTTTCAGCTGTCATGTCTTTCAGCTCGTCTTTAATCTTGTCTTTAGCTTTACCTTCTGCTTCTTTAAACTCTTTAGCTTTTTTCTTCATTTTAGCTGTTAATTTTTGAAGTTTATTTGATATTGTAGCTACTGAGTCTTTTTTCTTTAATTCTGCTGATGTTGGTTCTTCATCTTCTCTTACATCAGAAAATGATACTCTGTCAAATACTATTTCCTCAATAGCGTTGGCTAAAGCATTTCCATCTATATTACCTCCATAAAATTGATCTAAATGGAATTTAATTTCATTTTTACTAACTTCCGTAAATCCTGCTTCTTCTTTTAAAGAATCTTCTTTTTTACCTATAGCAGCTAATTTTCTAAGTGGTTTTTCTTTTCCCCCACCTCTTTTAGCTTGTTGGAGTTTATCTTCTCTTTCTTTATCAGTCATT